CGATGGAACTAATTCCAGAAAGAGTAGCATATTTAACGTAACCTCCTGGATAACCAGATAATCCAGTAGGAGCTGGAACACTACTCTCTAAGTAATTTCCTAGAGAATATGAAACTCCAGCACCTACTGACTGTGAATTTCCACCCTTTGTAATATCAAAGGCAATAGCATCAATAATTAATCCAATATCTCTCTTACACTTTTCTCTTCCGGTGATTATACCTACTGGACCATAATCGAAGTTTGGTCCATAAATTCCAAAAAGACCATCTGTTGAGGTTATAAATCCAACAATCTCTTCGGCAATAAATTCCTTATTTCTAATTAAGAGATTGGCACCATCAATAAATCTCCCACTAATTCCAATAGCACCTGATGATGCTAATACTGAATATCCATATCCTACGTTATTGTTTGAATCAATAACTTCACCACGAACTCTTAAATCTCCAGATACGTCTAGAGTTCTAGTTGGTAAAGTTGTTCCAATACCTACTATGGGATGAATTTCCTTAATTTTATCACCATCTAAATCAGTTATGGTTGTAATTCCAAAACTTCTAGCACGAATTAAAGTTGCTCCAATACCAACATCTAGTTTTGCTGTTGTTGTAATTCCAGTTACAAGGAGATTTTCAATTTCAGAGTCTAAAACTTTTTCCCTAGTAATAGAAGCAATACCAATAGTAGAAAATCCTACTACTTCCCGAGTAATAGAAGCAACACCTATTGTCGAGAATCCTACTACCTCAGTTGTAATAGAAGCAATACCAATAGTAGAAAATCCTACTACCTCTTGAGTAATAGAAGCAATACCAATAGTAGAAAACCCTACTACTTCAGTTGTAATAGAAGCAATACCGATAGTAGAAAATCCTACAACTTCTCTGGTAATAGAAGCAATACCAATAGTTGATACACCTACTACCTCTTGAGTGATAGAAGCAACACCAATAGTTGATACACCTACTACTTCCCGAGTAATAGAAGCAACACCTATTGTTGAGAATCCTACTACCTCAGTTGTAATAGAAGCAATACCAATAGTTGATACACCTACAAATTCTTCGGTAATTGTTGCGAATCCTACAGATGCAATACCAATAGTCGCAATACCAACATAGGCATTAGTAATAGTTGCAAATCCAATAGTAGAAAATCCTACTACTTCAGATGTAATAGAAGCAATACCTATTGTTGATACACCTACTACCTCTTGAGTAATAGAAGCAATACCAATAGTAGAAAATCCTACTACTTCAGATGTAATGGAAGCAATACCAATAGTTGATACACCTACTACCTCTTGAGTAATAGAAGCAATACCAATAGTTGATACACCTACTACCTCTTGAGCAATAGAAGCAATACCAATAGTAGAAAACCCTACTACTTCTCTGGTAATAGAAGCAATACCAATAGTAGAAAATCCTACAACTTCTCTGGTAATAGAAGCAATACCAATAGTGGAAACTCCTATATATGATTCAGTAATAGTTGCAAATCCAATTGTAGAAACACCTACAAACTCATTAGTAATTGTAGCTAAACCAGAAACTCTAACATCATTAGCAATATCTAAATTATATTCTGGTTCTAGTACGTTTAAACCTATAAATCCGTTTTCATTAATAACAATATCATAATCTAAATTTCTAGTTTTATATTGTAAATCATATAATGGAGTGCTTGTTCTTATTCCTATTGAAGAAAATCCTGTTATAACTATGTCTTCAATTCTTGGATTATCTCCTGCTATATCATTATGAATCTGGAAAACTTCTGTTGGTTCGATTATATTGATACCGATATAACCTTCATCAGTTATAACTACGGGAAATTCATCAGAAGGATTTACCTGAAATCTTTGTACTGGATTTGTCGTGCCGATGCCGACAGTTTCTGCAATTCCAACACCTCTTACGTCTAATCTTTGAATTGGTATTGTTGTTCCAATACCGACATTATTATCAACTAAAACATCATTACTTCCATATATTGTTCCATAAACATCTAGACTATAGGTTGCTTCTGAAGCTCCAATTGCTACACTTTTAGTTAGAGCATCTGCATATAATGCGTCTGTACCTACTCCTAGACCTGTTTTAACCTTAAAATAAGTGTCTTGTGATGCCATCTGGGTTCCACTATCCCCCTGTTTATAAGATTATTTATGAAACTCTCATAATAAAGGCAAGTGCATAATATGGAGGTAAATTCTTGTTAGTTCCAGATTCACCAGTAATAACATTTCCAGTTGGGTCATAAGCATTTGTTGTTGCACTTGAAGCATATCCCTGACCATCTGATGCTGATCCAGTGGTTACTGCTACTGGAGTTAGAGAATAAGAACCTGTTGTAGTTCCACTGGGATTAGTAATAGAAAATGAACCTGTTTGATTAGAGGAATTTGGTCTTGGTTTATGAATGTGTGAAACTACAACTGCATCAGCACTACCACCAGTATCTCCAGGTTCATAAGGAGATGTTCCAGATTGTGATGTAGTTCCTGTTTTACTAATATCATTAGCAGCAACAACAAATTTATTTCTAAGATCTGGAGTTCCGTTAGATCCATCGCAAAGTTTCCATTCAGGAGTTGCATCAAGTTGTGACTGTGTTCCAGACCACATAATAATTCCACCAACTGGAATTGTTCCTTTACCAACAAATGAAGTTGCTGTAGCAATTCCAGTAACTACAACTCCGGATGTATTAGTATCGAAGGAGGTAGAATTAACTTCACCAGTGAGGTTTCCTGTTACGTTACCACTTACATTACCAGTAAGATTTCCTGTAACGTTACCACTGAGGTTTCCTGTTACATTACCTGTTAAAGGTCCATTAAATGAAGTTGCTGTTACAATTCCTGCTGTAATATTTCCAAATTCTGATGATGTTGTTGATGCATCTAAAGTATTAGTAACAGTTAAATTTGTAACAGTTAAATCATCGAAGGAGGTTATTGGCCCAGATTCCTCTTCAGAAAGTCCTAATAATTCTTCCTCTCCTGTTAAAGTATTAAATTTCTTTCTACCAATAAAATAATCACCATTACTATTCATTCCAGTATATAATACTGAACCACCCCTAGTTGGTAATGCCTGAGATACTAAGATTTCATTATCTGTAAGAACTCTATCTTGATTTGTTGGCATACCAGTAGAGTAATTACCTGGACCAAAACCAAGATATTCAAATGTATGTCCAGATGCTCTTAGAATAGAATTTCTTCTAAGTTCAATAGGAATAATATTTAATTTCTTAACTAAAGTATTTCTAGTATGAGAAGTTGCCTTTGTTCCTAAACAACCTCTCTTAATTTCTACTGATGAACCGGAAATACTCTTAATCCACATTATTTCATCATCAACTTGAATAAAGTCACCATAATTAAAACCAAAAGTTGCAGATAATGATAAAGATGATGAAGTGCTTGTTATATCTCCTAATGAATTATTTGCGGACCTAACAACTATATTATCTCTTAATACATATTGTCTTGCTAATAAGTTTTCTGATGAAGAATTAGAATCTCTTAATGAAGGTGATAACTCAACTACAAAGAAAGATTTATCAGAAGCACTATTTACACTAGAAGCATTTCCTGAAACAACAAATGTAGTTGCAGATGGAACTGATATTACATCAAATAATGTTGATGCAATTGAAGAGAAATAAACTTTATTTCCTACCGCAATAGAATGTCTAGTTGAACAAGTTATAGTTGTATTTGTAGTTCCAGAAGCAGAAGATGCAGTTAACTTTTCACCAGAGAATATTACAGAAGAACCTGCGTTTGATTCGTTAGCACCGTTTGCGTTTGTGTATGTTATAGTAGTTGCAGTTACTGATGTTATTGGGAAATATCCATCATTATTTGGATTTAAAGATCCTAATATTTGTATTAAACCTAGATCTGAATTATGAGTTGATGAAACAGTTAAATCTACTGATGAACCGTTTGAAGATGAGTGGGGAATGCCCCTTATTGTTACAGTATCATTATTAATATATCCAGATCCTGGATTAATAATCCTCGCAGAAGTTACAGCACCACCACTTACAGTAATCTGAGCAGTTGCGCCAGATCCACTTCCCCCACAAAGTGGAATATCATACCAAGTCCCATTAGTAAATCCAGATCCAGAAGACCCCCCTGGTACAGAAAGTTGCCTTATTCCTCTAATTCCGTGCTCTACTGTTGTTGCTAAAACACAAGTTGAACCACTCTTGGAAATTGATGAAATTTCCGATCCAATACCAAAATCTTTAAAAGATGATACAATAGTTTCCTTAGTTACACTTCTCTCTTTGTCATTTACTAAAACTTCCCCTATTATCTTTCTAGAAGCTATAGTTTTAGTTGGTAGTGGATCTGAATTTGGATTATCCAAATCTACCTTAGGATAAAGATCTTCAATACTTTGGGATAATTTTAAATCTGTTACATTAAATGGAGTTAATGATGGAATATTCTTAAAGCAATTTAATGTTACATAATAAATTCCATCGGTTACATCTTCTGAGTAAGACTGTATGGTGTTTATTTTATATACTTGATAATCATTTGCTAGTTCTTCACAGGTGAAATAAGGTAAATCTGTTGAAATATTTGAAATTGTATAAGGTGCAACTCTATATGTTGTTGAAGAGCAATTTCTTTGATCTAACCAAGTTGAGACACTTGATGATATAGTTGTAATAGTTCCTGGATTCTTGGTGGTCTGGAAAGCAAAAGTAAGTTCATTAATTACTAATGATACCGTATAAGATCCATTATATCCAGTTCCAGTTCCTAAACCGACAGGACTTGGTTCATTAGAACTCTTCAAGTTGTAAATATTAACCTTACTTCCAACTTTAAGTTTATGTGGATATTTTGTTACAATATAACAAGTATTTGGAGTTCCTGATACTGTCCAAGCATCTATAATTTTGGATCTATTTCTGGATTCAGAGAATGAAGAAAGTGTTGAAGATGAATTAAATTGTTGAGTAAGAGCAGATGATGATCTTTGGATAATAAATCCAGTTGATAATTCTGATGCCTTATCAGATTCCTTTGGTATTACTACTCTAGCTCTATAAAGTTTATCATCTGATTTTCTACTATCAATAAATCTCTTAATATAAAAAACTGGATCTGAAATAGTGGACAATAGATTTACAAATGATTGCTTACTTTCAATAGAAAGATACCAATTATTATTTGTGAAATCAAATTGGAATGGAGAACCTACATCACCAGGAGATTTATCAGATACCTTACTTACTATCTTTAAATTTCCAGAACTAACACCTATAGTATTCTTAATATCAATTAAAGCGGTTGAATTCGAGTCTGTAGAATTTGATAAATTTTCAGAAATACCAATTATATTAGTTGAAGCGGCACCTACTGTAGCAGAGTTGATGAAATAGATTTTATCTGATTCTATTCCATCTGGTAATAGACCATTTTCACTAGTAATCCTAACAGATTGAGAAGTTTGTATTCCAGTAGAGACCCCAGTGAAAGCAGTTTCTTGTATGGTAATTAAATTGTTTGTCGTATCTATAGAAGATATATTAAACTCCAATTTATAATTTGGAGATACAGTTGCAAAATTGGAATCAGAATCAATATAAATTCTCTCAGAACTCTTTCCACCTACTTTATACTTTCTGAAAATATCTGTAGGGGGATCGAGGAAGTTATCATATCCATCTAGATATATTCTAGATGGATTGTTAATCGAAGTAGTTAACCCAGAATCAATCTTTAGACATCTAATATTACTTTCTTCAGTAGTAATATCTTTTGGTGGTATGATATGTGTTATGTAAGCGTGATTATCTTTTTCTAATTGATAATCCTTAAATCCTCTCGATGATAATGCTATTGCACCAAAATTACTGTTGGAATTGGTAATACTTTGGTCTCCACCATTATCAGCAACAAAGTGTTTTGAATAACCAATAGCGAATATAGAAACGCACTGAATAAAAGCATCATTAGAAGCTTTTATGTGGAAAGATTCCCAATCTGGTTTATAGACAGATCTTGAGTTTTGATGAAGATATTGATTTGGGAAAGAAGTTTGGTCGTTATAAGTTCCAGAACTTTCATTATAAAGTACAAATGCTCTATCGTCTTTTTGTAAAGAAATTCCGGTAAATTGAGCAGTTACAATACTCTTAAATCCTGTTGCTTTAGATCCATCAGCGTGAAGACCATTCATTCCATAAACAGACTTCAAGCTGCAGTTGAATACATATGGTGAACTTGATGATACTGTATCGGAAACAGTAGTTACTGTTGGGGTAATTCCGGAAGTAAATCCTGGATTTAATGTAGATTCCGGTGAGTCTGGTAGACGATATGTAAATTGAGTTGAACTTATTACCTGAGCAACTATAAATGATCCATTATATTCTGTTATTTGCTGAGTATTATCACCAACTCCAGAAATTAGAATTGCAGTAAAGGGAGATAGACCGTGTTCAGATGTAGTTGTTACAGTAACTATATTTGAACTTTGGGAAATCCCATCACCAGCAATAATATCTGATATTACAATAGTTCCTCTTCCTAAGTCTCCTACAATTCTATTTTCTTCAATATTTGGGTAAAGATCTGGACTCGAATTTACTCCCCAATCAATAATTACTGGAATTCCAGAGTTTTGACCATATCCTTTAGCAACCTTGTAATAATACATTTCAAGGTCAGTTTTATCTAATGTTACACCATTCTTCACATATTTGTTTTTACCATCTGCATATTCAAATGCGGTTAATTTATGGTGAGAATAACTTGGTGGAGTTTTTATTGAAGAAGTTGGGTTTGAATATACATTACCATTAGGGTCTCCATCAAAAATTGTAAATCCATAAATGTAACAAGCACCAGTTAGTCTGAATAGTGCTGTTCTGGGAATTGAAGAATCTGTTGGATTTGGTACATATAAAGGTCTTACTTTTGTCTTCCTCAGGTCACTTGCTACAATTGAAACGCCTCTGGGAATAATAACCCCACCATCAGCACTATTATATTTGTATAAATCGTTTAAAGAATCTGTAATATCAAAGTTACTTTGAAGGTTTAATTCTGGTATTGAAGATGTTGAACCAGCATAAGTCTTAATGGTATTTCCATCTACATAAAAACCAGGACGGTTATCAATATAGTGAGTGCCTGGAGATATTAAGATAGTTGTTTGATCAAAAAGGTCATTATTCGAACCCTGAACATAAGAAAATCTTACTGCTTCCAGTAATGCTCTTTGAATTGTCTTGAATGGTCTTATAGCAGAATTTCCTCTATTGTCAATAGAATCTGTCGCATCTAACTGTGCCGGATCAACATAAAGAATATTGCCATTAAGATTCTTTAATAGATTGTCTAGTCTCGCTAAAGGCATTTGGAGATTATCCTTAATTATACTTCTTCTGTCTTATTTATCAATAAATAAGATTATTAGTTTTCTTTGAATAATGGCAATTAGCACTCAAACTGAAGCACTTATTGAATTTTATAATCAGAGAATAGAACTATCCCAAAAACAAGTTTCTCAAATATCAGTAGTAGAGGCAGGATATACAATTAACGTAGGAGTTGGATCTACTCCAATTAAAGTATATGGTCCAGATGAACTTATTGCTAATTATGATGTTCCAATTAAAAATTTAGACAATAAAATCATTCAAATTAATAATGAAATCAAAAATCTGCAGCAACAAATATTAACTTGGGGTCAAGCAGCATCTTCTGCTGGATGTGGAACCACAGCAGGAATTACAACTGTATATCGTGACGACTTAAAATATAAAACTTATGGATTTACTGCACCAAATCCTTACTCCGAATCTCAGGGAGATTTGACTACTTCAAACTTAGGGATTGGAACAATTAATTTTATATCACAAGTCTCAATTGGTACTTATCGTGGACTAATCGGAGAATGCTTTAGTTTCTTGTGTACTGAAGAAATTTGCTCTGGATTTGCTGCGAGTATAACTAATGCAACCAATCAAATAACGACCAAAAGGTCGGAAAGAGATAATCTATTGTCTATAGTAAATACTTTGAAAAATAACCGAATTGAGTTTCAACTTCAGAAATATGCCTATACAGAGTCTAAGAATAAACTTAATTCTCAAATCTCTTCCTCTCAAGCAGTAATAAATTACTTAAATAATCCTTCATATGATGAGTGGTTGTGAAAAACCCTATAGGCAATTTTTTTGCCGAAAATTTTTTCGACCTTTTTTGAAACAAAAAGTCAATTTTGAAATTAGGACTTTTATTGATTATGGATATAACGATGACAGTTAGCGCATACGCATATACACTTATCAATTTCTTCTTTTAAAGTCTTATAGTTTCCAGACTTTATAAAATAACCTATCATTCCCTCCTTTTCTTCAGGATTTATATGATGCAAATCCATAACATAATGTGGATGTTCTTGACCACATCTTGCACAAGGAACACTTTTAGCATCTATAACCATTTGCTTTCTTTTTTGTAAAGATACGTCTCCTTTCTTTCCAGATTGATTGTATTTTTTCTGAGCCCAGAGTCTTTGAAATTCTTTTTGTTTTTCTTTGTCTTTATAAGGCATATGGTTCAATATATCTAATAGTCATTTAGAACTATTTAAATGTCACCTGCGGGACTCGAACCCGCAAGGGCGTTACGCCCGACGAATTTTAAGTTCGTTTCGTAGACCAATTCCGACAAGGTGACTTATAAGACCATCATATCATGATGGTCATTAGATTGTCAACCATCATAAATCAATTCACCTTTAAGTTCAGCAACCTTAGCAGTTGCAAAGCACTCAACACAAGTCCAGAAAGTTTCACCACTCACCATATTTTCTTCGCAATAGTGAGAAGCAACATCCTCAAGAAGAAGATTGAGTTCGTTGAGTTGCTCACGGGAAATCATCATCGGGTTTCGGTCAGTTGCTTACCTATACAGTCTATCACACCTGGAGTGCCTGGTCAAGTCTTTTGGACAGTTCCTGGACCGTCTGCTTGAGTTCCTCGATTTGGGATTGCTGTTCACGAACTGCTTCAATAAGTAAAGCAGTTAAGTTTCCATACTCAACAGTCTTTAAGTTTTGATTTTCTATCCTCTCTTCAACTACTAATTCAGGAACTACTTTTTCAACTTCTTGTGCGATAAGTCCAATTGAAGAAGATTGTGCTAAAGATTTTTGGGGAACGACTTCCGAATTCCATTCAAAAGAAACTCCTCTTAGTTTTAAAACTTTATCCAAACAATTGGTCAAATCCTTCACATTAGTCTTTGCCCTTTCATCCGATGGACAAGGAGCACAAATTGTTGATCCATTATAAACCCAATTTCCAAACAAATTTCCATCAGGAGAACTATAATTTATTGTGGGGGATGAACTGTCATAATAAGGTTGAGCATCTTGATGACCTCCCAGGAAAATTCCTTGTCCTATTCCATTATAAACACCCAATTCATTCCAAACCCCTAAACCGTTATATAACCCGATCTGATTTTGAACTCCCTCTCCCTGATGAATTCCAAAATTATGAATCGAGAATGGTTTTGTTGGATCCAAACTCTGTTCAAAAGTTGCAGTTGAAACTGGTGGAATAACTCCAGCACCAACGTGAAGTTCTCCAGAATATACTTGACTAAAAACTGCCATTATAACCAACCTCCGAAACCTGATAATACACTATTTAAAATATCTATTGGACCCGATGGAATTAATTTTGACTTTGGTTCTATAATAAAAACTTCTCCACTTTCTGCAACAATATGCACATTACCTTTTGATCTAATCACACAATTTCTTGATGCGGATACTGCTACGTTTTGTCCTTTCAATCCTAGATTATTTTCTGCTTCAATTCTGATACCACCATTCTCGTTTTTAATTACAACATCATCTTTTGCACTAGTGCCTTCAATAATAATTTGACTAGCACTTAATGTAATTTTACCCCTAGAAGCAATATTCAAATCTCCGTTTGAATATATCTTTAATCCGTGCTGAGACTGACTAGTAATATTATCCCCCAAAAGTGCAGATGGTTGACCCATCAATTCAAATGCACCATCCTCAAAAAACTTTAAACTTCCTCCAGAAGATGCTGATAATTGAACTTCCCTTGCTCTATCAAGGTCGTCTTTTCCGATGATTAAAACACCAGAATCACGATCGTAAAAAACTAATCCGTCGTTTGCCATTATTTTTCAGAGCAATATACAATAGTTGTTTTTGCTACTCCAACCGATGCTATTCCAACAGGAGTAAAGGATAGAACTGGTTTTAGTACAGCACCATATCCACTTTGAGTATTTATTTCAACTTCTGGATACTGAGTAATTCCAGATCCAGGATCATCAACTCTAATGGAAATAATTCTTCCGGATGGATCTAAAGATGGAGTAAGAACTGCTCCACTATCTCCAACAGTAATTGTGTCTCCAGAAGTATATCCTATTCCAGTATTTTCAATATAAACATAGTTTACTGATCCAGTATAATCTGATTGTCCACCATATCCACTTCCAGTTTGAATTGGAATAATTGAAGTTACTTGTCCCGAATCATTAATAACAGCCTGCCCTATAGCACCTCCAGCATCAGAACAACCACCACTATCAATTGAAATAAACGGAAGGTCTGTATAACCACTTCCCTGAGGAGTTATTAGATATCCCATTACTTGTGATGCTGCATCAACGATTGCGGATGCTGTTGCACCAGAACCACCGCCACCAAATATGGTTACGTTTGGTAATCCACAAATAATGACATTTGCATTACAAGAACCACCTTCCAGTCCATAAGGTGAAGAATTTTCTCCAACTCCAACTGAACCCAACCAAGAACTTGCTGCTGTTGATATTCCTGATGTTAAATTAGATATAGAAGATGCCTTTGCAAAACCTAATGCCCTCTGGAAATTAGGATCAGAGTTTGGTATCCATCCTTTATTTGCTTGATAATCATATCCCTCATAACAAGATATTTCTTCACAAGATAAGAATGCAAGTGCTGATTTGGCAATTGAAAGTGCTTGACCAACATAACTCATTACAGTTCCAATAGTTCCACCAATTAAAGATGTTATCTGACTAAGAAGTGGACCAATTGCTTCATCAATTGCATTAGATACTGCACCGACAAGTTCACCAACTAAAGACTCTACTGCACATACAGGGAAAGAAATAATATCATTAACAATTCTCATTAGAAAATCGAATACAAATTTAATCACACGATTTAATATTTTTTCAAAAGCACAAAGAATACCATCAATAACTTTTTCTACTGCTGTCCTCGTAGTAAGTTTTACTGCTGGTGGAATTCCAGGAGTTCCAAAGAATCCAGTTAATTTTTCATAAATTTCATCTACTATTCTTTTGGCAATACCTCTCATAGTTCCAATAATAATATCACCGATTATCTGTGCCACCTTCTTAACTTCTTCACCAATATTGGCAATAGTGTTTAATGCAGGGTTGATGTAAACATCATTTATTACTTGGAGTGTATTTAAAAATTCTATAAGTTTTATTAATGCCCTCTGCATTTTATTAAACTTTTTCTTACCACTTGTGCAAGAAGTTGGAACATCAATAATTACATTATTAGTTGTCTTTTTCTTTCCTACGCTCGATACTGATGTGCTACCTACCCCAACAGAACCCTTAACATCTGTTCTTTTAGATGAGTTTGTACCTTTACTAGTATCTGATTCTGTAACCCAACTATTTCTAGGTGGAACACCATAAAATGGATTGAACGATGATGTTCCCGCATTCAATACTTTATTATAAGTATCTTGAGATTTGGCATTAAAGAATCTTGGATCATCATAGAAAGCACCAACAATAACTGGTTGCTGTGCATCATCGCCATCAATAAAGAAACCAAATACGTATGTCCCAGGTTGAACATTAATATTAGTTCCACAGTATCCAGCACCACTTCCAAATGATGGTGGAACTAATATATGTGCCCAAGGTAAATCTTTGTCTTTAATTTGAGCATCACCTGGATGATAACCAAAAATTCTTACTTTACATCTTCCTTCTGATACAGAGTTTCCAGCTGGTATTTGTCCGATGAACCATCTAAATCCATCTCTACCAATAAAATGTGGGTCTATTAAACTCTGCTCTAATATCATTTTGGTTCTCCGTAAGAATCTCTAACTAACTTTAGTCCAGTATACCCTTGATTTCCTTCGAAT